AAGTCAGAGTGCTTTTCCTTGTCGTGGTTGACCGCACCTTCTATCGGTCTGATTCCGCAGCCTAATTGAAGTGTGCTCATGCTTTTACCACCTGCTCGAAACTAACAGAGCCCTTATCATTGACAATCTGCTCCATCTCTTTCAAAACTGGCTTCCAATACTTTCTTGTCACATCATCGGCATCGTAAGGTAATGCGCCTCGTCTTGCCTGATTGCGCAGTTCGTAATCACCCTTCGCTGCGTAAGCCTGCTCCATTCGGTCGTAGATTGCCGCTGTGGTCGCCTGCCATTGGAACGCGTCAAAGTAATCGTGATAGATCGGGTTTGCTTCTTCCTTGCTTACCTTCCAACCGGCGAAACATAATTCAGACATTGAAGTCCAGTCGCCAACAATGACCGGCGTTCCGCAAGCCTGCGCTTCCAGAATCGGAATACCAAAACCTTCACCGAGAGCCACGTTAGTGAACACGTCCATTCCGTTGTATGCGTCTCGCATATACTCGTCAGGAAAGCCCAATCCGTACATATACGGGTCGGCAAACCATACATCCTTGCCGATCTCTAATCCCATTCGCTTGCAGAATTTCACCAGATTCACCACATCACCACCGTTCAAGCCCCTGTCAGTATGCAGATACATCATCGTGTCAGGGTGTTCGTGATGGAGTGCTGCAAACGCGGCTATCTGCTCGTAGAATGCCTTGCGTGATGGATTTCCTTTGTTCGCTGCAACCATGCCAACAATGAATTTGTCCTGCGGCCATTCCAAATGTGCGCGGGATTCTTCCCGGTCAACTGGCTTGAACACGTCTGTTTCAACGCCGTGCGGAATGTACCAGGTATCAATGCCAGCCATTTCAGCCATTCGTTGTCCGAACTTGCTCATCGTGATACCCTTTGTCGCTTTTCTCAGACTTGCCAGTACATTGTCAGGCATCGGTTCGTGATCTATTGGAAACCAGGGGAACCAGGGCATCGGGATGTTCTCAGGCGTAACCACCCAAATATCCATAAGCGTGATGACTGCGTCTGCCTGATCCCATACCGCGTGAGCGCCTATAACGTCCATTCCATACGGGTGTTTGAAGTTCGGATAAACCTTGATTCCGTTCATATTCAGCACGCCGCTCTGTACGCCATAGAACGCGGTAATCGAAAGCCCCTTGTCAAGCAGTTTTGCTAATCGCGGGGTGAAAATTTTCGTTTGCACGCCATATCCAGTACAAGCAGATGGGCTGTTACTAAACCAGTTGATTCTCATTTGTTACGCCCTCCAAGCGTTGCGCTCCAGTAGGACACGGAAGCGGTGGAGCATGCCGTTTTCGGAGTTAACTTCCTATCCGTGTCCTTGTTCATATTGATTTAGGTGGCGTTACCGATGATCTGAACGCCATATTTCGGGCGATACACGCCGTAGCCGTAGACCATCGAGGCGTTGAGTTCCCAAGCACCAACACCGCCCCACGAAGCATCCCACTGCGGATTGATCGTGAAGGGTTGGCGCATATCGAGTGCCAGCGCCTGCGGCACGAACATTGCGCCAACGGCTGCTGTTCCGGCTGTAATATTGGCATCAAGGTAGAAGTCCATATTGCCAAGTGAAGCCTGGTAGTAGCGACCGAGCAGGGAATCTTTGATGCTTTCACTCTGCATCAAAGTGGGCACACCGCTTGAAGCAGAGGTCAGGTAGTACCAGTGCACCGGGTGCAAAACTACCGCATAGCGTCCAAAAATCTTGTTGCTGCGTAACTTTGCCTGAGCGTCAAAAATGTGCGCCCAAGTCAATGTGCCAGCCGTACCGTTGGTGTGACCGGAAGTACCGCCGGTGAATCCGCCGAATGTGCCGGCAAGATTGGTGTCAATGTGAGCGGCTGCGGTCTCGCCCAAGTATTGACCAGCGTCACGCTGTGCGCCAGCAGGATCAGTGCGGATGCGGTTCATAGTCAACTGGATCTGTTGACCGTAAGTAGAAGGGGTGATTGTTCCACCAGCGCTTGCCTTGAATTCGCTGGAAGTCATGTCAGCAGTACCAGCAACAGAAGCGAATGTGCCTCCACTGTATTCACCGTAAATGCGCGGTGCAATGCCTTGCTGATCGCTGAACACGGTTGACAGGGCGGCAACAACGTTGCCTTCCTGTGCGGTCATCAATGCTAACTCGTAGACATTGGCAACCAAAGTTTTAATGCTATCGTAAGTCGAAGTAGCCATTAGTTATGAATCTCCTTATGGGGTGTCGTTCGGACCCCAAATAACTCCGCCTCCGTCCCAGATACTTCCGGGTTGCCCCATCAAGCGCTGTTTCTTTTGTGCCCAAGTTTCTTCGGGTTTACCGTTTTCACCTGGATTGGTTGCGCCTGAATTCGGAGCGGCTTTCGGTTTCGGCAATGCTTCCAGTATCACCTTCGCATCTGCTTCCAACTCTTCGAGCGTCTCGCCCTTGAGCCGGTCTGCAAACGCCGGAGGCAGTCCGGTTGCCGCTGCCGCTTGACGTTTCATTACGTCCATTTGGCTGGCTTTGAGTTCCGCTTGTGCTTTGGCAAGTTCAGCCTGCAAGCGCTCTGTCTCTGACATATCCGCCTGTTTGCGTTCCTCTTCTGCCTTGCGGTATTTCTCAAGTTCAGCCGCCTGTTTTTTCAACGCCTTTTCGTTCTCGCGCAACTTCTTGATAGTTTCCATTGCGCGGTCTTTGTCAAAAGGCTGTTCCTCAACCGCTACGTCAAGCATCTCGCTTTCGTTTGACAGCATCTCACTGTCTGGTTTTGGGTCTGTCATGTGATAATCTCCTGTTAGTTTGTGTTGTATGGAGGCTCTGCCCCCAATAGTTCCCATAACGGTCTGCGAGCGAGCATGTCGCCCCAAACGTCATCATGTTTCCTTGTTGATAATTCCCCGAAATTGAATAGCCCGTCTTTCCATGCTTGCCAGGTTTGCGCCCCCATCATCTGCTTCTGCTGCGCTTCCGGCAACTTGCCGAACCACTCTTCGCCTGTTTCCATGCCCTCGTCAAACCACTTGACAATCGGGATGCTTGTGCACCTGCAATTCCAATGACTTCGCATCGGCTCATCCGGCTTGAACTCTTTCCCGTGCATCGCAACGCAAGCCATACACACGCCGCCGTCAAGCGAAGTCCACCATCGCCAGCCAGTCACAACATCCGAGTTCGCAACGTACATCGCCCGGTTTGCCTCGCGGGAAGCGTACAATTGCGCCGTCCGTGAGTAGCGCATTGCCGTTGTCAGAGGCACGCCCATTGCCTTCTGAAACAACTTCGCCGTCTTGCCCGGATTGTAGCCAAACGCCATTCCTTCAACGAGCCTGTCAATCACATACTGCACACTCTCACCGCTGAACCCCTTGAGTTTCTTGTACAACTCACTGTCTTCGCTTGTGAACCCGATGATGTTATAGACCGCTTGCGCATTGAGCGTGTTCGGCATCTTCACGCCCCGCGCTTTCAAGTAAGCCTCTGTCTTGGATAGCGAGAGTCTGACCGCCTCGCTCATGTTGAGTTCGATCTCACTTTCCAGATTGAACCCGAACCGCGTCATCTCTTCCTCAGGCGCACTAACGAGTGAGTTGTACTGTGACAAGCGCATCATCTGCCCGCGTGTCGGATTTTCGATCCCATTCACAGCAAGCAGCAGGCTGTCGAGTTTGCCGCGCATCCGCTCGTATAACATCGCATACGTGCGAGCCAGCCGTCCGAGAGCCGCCGCGTCCTGCGCGTTTATCGCTTTCGTGAAGGCAGTTGCGAGTTCGTCAGCAGTGGGCATAAATCAGTTACCGCCCCTGTCCAAACGCGGTCAGCAATGCCTCACCGATATTGCCAGCCGATGTAGACTCGTCTGCCATTCTCAACTCTTCGTCCTCCCAGACGTAACCTCGCAAACCTGCGGCGGTCTGCTTTGAAACCAATCCGAGTTCGATGTCAGTACGTATCGCTTGCGCCGTTTCTGCCTCGTTATCAGGCAGCACGTCTTCCCATATCACAACGCCGCCGTCCGTGTTAGGCGCTCCGGCAAGTTCCAGTAAGCGGTGGTTGATCTCAACGATTGCTTCACCGTACAAGCCTCGTTTCTCTTCCAGTTTGCTCAATGCGTCCTGATACAGCACTTTCAAGCCAAAGTTCGTCAATGCGCCCAATTTATCCGCCAGAGAGTCAATGTCAACGCTTCTTGCCACGTCAAACATCGCCTGTCTCAAATAGCGGATAAAGTTCAGGCTTGAGCCTAAATCGCTCTGCATTTCGAGGTTCTGAATGAGCGCGTTAGGTTCGCTGGTCGTGACCATCTCGTCAACGCCCCACGCTATCTTGCCGGAGTTCTGGAA